CTGGGGGTTGGTATGAAGAAACCATACTCCTTAGAGGAAGCTATTAATGGGAACCAATTTATGAATAGGCTGAATCCAAAGTCAGCATCAGGGTATGGTATCCCTGGTATCAATGCTGATTTGTTTGAACCCGGAATTCCGTTTGCAGACGGTAGGAAGAGGTTAAAACTTGAATATCAGAAGAAATTTGATGATCTGATAGAATTGTGTGCTCAAGGTTTTACTCCTCTAGCCTTTGTTAAAGGATCTATCAAAGTTGAATTGGTGTCAACAGAGAAGTTCATGGGTGCTAACTTACGCATGTTTACTGGGACTGAGGCGCTTCTATGTTTAGCAATGAAGTGTTTCCTTGGACCGCTATTTTCCAGTTTATATTCGTTTAGGTTTGATATACCAATGCAAGTGTGCGCGGATATGAATGATCCTCAGGAGGTCGAACTGATGGTCAGACGTATGATGCGTTTTTCTTCTCATGGAGATGGAAGAACAAATCGTGATGAGGATCAGAGAAAGTATGACAAGTTACTTTATCTGTTGTATTATGTGGCGAATATCATGATACATTTTACCCTTAAATCATCGTACACTGAAGAACAAAAGATAATTACGTGTTCATTAATCCGAGCTGGATTATGGTATGTTTTAGTTGTTTACAACGAAGCATATCTTTATGGACATGGGTTACCCTCAGGTGTTTTTGGAACAACTGTATGGGGATCAATAGCGTTATGGATCCTTTATATAGCTTGTTATTTTTACTTGCTTGATTCCCATCATTTATTAGATAATCGTGATTATGATTTTGATAATAATAATGAGTTGCTTATATATGGAGACGATTGCGCGTCAGCCCATAGTGAATTAGTGCGACCCATTATTGATGGACCTATTTGGAAGGAGACTATGGCTAGCTTTGGGATGCTAGTCACTGATGGAGACGATAAGACCAAACCGCCAACGTATAAGCATTGGACTGAGATAACCTTTTTAAAAAGGAAATTTAGGTACAGTGATGAACATGGCGCGTATGTCTCCGCACTCTCAATCAAGAGTATTGCACGAATGGTGTCATACTATCCACTTGATTCAGATTTACCCCGTCAACAACACTTGGACACTGTTGTTGCCGATGCTTTACGACATTTATCAATGCACCCAAAAGCGACGTTCTTGAAAGTCCGCGACACTATAGGTTTACCAGGTAAATCTTACGAGGAGTTGGTTGCGGAATGGAAGTTGGCGAAGTTGAATAAAGTTAAGTTTTTCACCTATGAAGTGTAATTGTTGATGTCGTTGTCCACGTGGTTTGCCACAAAAATCTGGGAGATGTCCCCGATCGTTTTCAGATTTTAAAACAGTATAAGCCGTTACTGTTTTCTCCCTAGAGGAGTTTTTCTAGCATGTTAACTTACATAAGTTTTTCCGTGCTGGATGGCACGTTTTATTATGTATCTCATGTCTGAGGTATAATGCAAAAAAAAAAAAAAAAAAAAAAAAGCGGAAGAGCACACGTCTG